GACGGAGTAAAAATCTTTGTTGCTAATGGACTTGCTTCTGATACTGCTATCGCTGCTGAAAAATCTAACTTATTCTTTGGTACAGGTCTATTATCTGACCACAACGAAGTTAAAGTTATTGATATGGCTGATCTTGACGGTTCTCAAAACGTAAGAGTCGTAATGAGATTTACTGCAGGTGTACAGTATGGTATTGTTGATGATATCGTAACTTATGGTATCACTAACTCTGCTAACTAAGAATAATAATTAATTAACTAATAAGGGTGGGTAAGCCGAAAAGCCTACCTACCCTTTTTTAATACCTTATAATATGGCTTGTGATTTAACAAAAGGTAGAAAAGAACCCTGCAAGGACGTAGTTGGTGGTCTCAGAGCGATTTATTTCGTAGATTATGGTGATTTAGGAACCGTAACACAAACTGATGACGAGATTACAGATTTGTCAGGAACTTTTACTGCTTACAAATATGAATTGAAAGGTAATAGTAGCTTCGAGCAAACTATCACTGCTTCAAGAGAGAATGGTACGACATTCTTTGAGCAAACGCTAAACTTGACTCTTAAGAAACTTTCTAAGGAAGATCACAAAGAGATTAAGTTATTAGCTTACGGAAGACCACACGTTGCGGTTGAAGACTATAATGGAAATGTATTCCTTATGGGTCTTGAGCACGGAGCTGATGTGTCTGGAGGAACAATTGTAACTGGTGCTGCTATGGGAGACCTTTCCGGGTATACACTTACCTTGAGCGGTATGGAGACAAAACCTGCAAACTTTGTTTCTTCACCTACTGCTGCTGATCCATTTGACGGAATGGCTTCTGCAACAGTTACTATTACAGAGGGTACTAACTCTTAATAGTAATATTCATTTGATAATTATAGGGTGGCTGTTTGGTCACCCTATTTTTTTGAACAAAAATCAAGTTATTTAGTTATACTTATATGATAAAGTTATTACCAAATACAGACCCTCAGACTATAAGTATTGTTCCTAGAGAATACACTGAAGCTAGTGATTTAGAGTTAGTGATTAAGGAGGACGGGACCAGAAAGACAGAGACATTAAGTGATTTAACTTCTGTAATCAACGGTAACTTTTTAGATATAGAATGTACCTTTAGTATTCTGTCAGAAGATAATAGTTATTCTATAGAGGTTAAACAGGGTGATACTTTACTTTACAGAGACAAGATTTATTGTACTGCTAAGGTTGATACTACGATATCCCACACTTTAAATACCGATCAATACAATCAACACGATTCTGAAACATCAGACCAACAATATATAATAATATGAGTCGAAAAACAATAAGGTCAGCTAGAAAGATAGAGGCTCCTAAGGAAGTGAAAAATAGTATGAGAGTACTTAATCTATCTGGCTATGAAATCCCAAGTATAAAAGAGAATACTCGTAATGATTGGGTTGAGTACGGTGACGATAATGATTATTTCACTGAACTTATAGAAAGGTATTTAGGTAGTCCTACAAATTCAAGATGTATCAATGGTATCGTTGATATGGTTTATGGTAGAGGACTAAACGCAACAGACTCAACAGAGAAGCCTGAGATGTTCGGTAAGATGCAAAGCCTATTAAGGCCTAGTGACGTTAAGAAGATGGTTAATGACCTTAAAATGTTAGGTCAAGCAGCTATCCAGGTTGTGTATAAAAGCGGTAAGAAAGAGATATCTGGTCTTTATCATTTCCCTATGGAAACATTAAGAGCTGAGAAGGCTAAAGATGGTAAAGTGAAAGGATATTACTATCACCCCGATTGGGCCAATATAAAACCCTCTGACAAGCCTAAAAGAATCCCTTCATACAAAAACGGTGGTAAGTCAGATAAGATTGAAATATACTGCGTTAAACCGTACAGAGCAGGGTTCTATTATTACTCACCAGTAGATTATCAAGGGTGTTTACAGTATTGTTCTTTAGAGGAAGAGGTTTCTAATTATCACCTTAACAATATTAAGAATGGATTGCAGCCCTCTTTACTATTGAACTTTAATAATGGTATTCCTTCTGATGAGATTCAGGAAAGAATTGAAAGAAAAATATATGATAAATTCAGTGGGTCTTCTAATGCAGGTAGATTTATATTGGCCTTTAATGAAAGTTCAGAGGATCAATCTACGGTTGAACCTATACACTTACCGGATGCTCACGCTCAATATGAGTTCTTAGCTAAGGAAAGCAGGGAGAAGATTATGATTGGTCACGGTGTTGTATCGCCTATCTTATTAGGTATTAAGGACAATACCGGATTCGGTAATAATGCTGAAGAACTTAGAACTGCTTCTATACTTATGGATAATATTGTTATTAGACCATTCCAAACTTTACTTATTGATGCATTCAAAGAATTACTTGCATTCAACGGCATCTTATTGGACCTATACTTTACTACTCTTCAACCAATTGAGTTTACAGAACTTGATAATATTGCAACTAAGATTAAGAGAGAGGAAGAAACTGGTGAGAAATTATCTAGTCAGAAAGTAGAGGAGGAAGAGTTATTAAACACAGAGGTTGAACCTGAAATAGTAGAACCTAACGAGGAAGAATAATATGAAGGCATTATTTATAACACTAAAGGAGCTTAAGAGAAAGTCAATATTTGACGGGAATCTAGATGCTGATAAATTAATTCAATTTGTTGAGGTGGCCCAGGATACTGAGATTCAGCAATTCCTAGGCACTAAATTGTATGAGAAATTACAAACTGAAATTATAGCAGGTACTTTATCTGGTAATTATGAAACATTAGTTAATGATTATATTAAGCCAATGCTTATTTGGTATACTCAAGCGACTTATATCCCTTACGCAGCATATCAAATATCTAACGGGGGAATATATAAGCATAATTCAGAGAATGCTACATCTGTAAGTGAGTCTGAGATAAAGAACCTTGCAAATCACGCAACTGAAACTGCTGAATTCTATACACAGAGATTTATGGATCATATGAATTATAATAGTTCCTTGTATCCTGAGTACGTCACTAATCAAAATGACGGTATGTATCCGGAGAGAGATGTAAACTTTACTGGATGGGTTTTATGATAAATAAAAAGAAGAGAAAGGTTTATAAGCCTAAAAAAGAAAACGAAATCAAATTAAATAGTTATTTAGAAAAGAGAGATGGCGAATCAAATAAATTGGGGAAAGATATATTGTGAGATGATTACCAACAAAGGTTGGGGTCAAGACACGCAATGGTCAACATTTGCAGTTAATGATATTTCTGCTCCAACTTGTTGGTCTGGAGTAACTCCGGTAACACCGTTTACAGCAGATTTGATTAGTTATTTTGGAGGTAATATAACAGCAGATACAACACAATTTACAGCAGATAAAACGCAATTATAAATAAAATAAAATGGCAAAACAAACAATAGTAACATATCCTGCAGTAGCTAAAGATTCAGGTTCAGGCACACCGTTAGCTGATGCATTTAAGATGGTCAATGATAACTTTGATGAGCTATATGCTAAACCAGATTTAAATTTAGTAACAAATACTCTTACCTTAACAAAGCCTGATGGTACAACAGACACAGTGGATTTAGCCCCCTATCTTGATGGAGATATTACAGCCATTATAGCAGGAGATGGTCTTACTGGAGGAGCAACGGATGGAGATGCTACTTTAAATGTAGTAGGTGGAGATGGTATTACCGCTAACGCTGACGAAATAGAAGTTAGTGTTGATGATTCCACTATTGAATTATCTGCAACTGATGGATCTGGTGTAGTTAGAATCAAAGATGATGGAGTAACTTATGATAAAATGGGTGCAGAGTTTACTACTGCTGCGGTTATTTCTGCAAGTGATGTAGACTTTTCTTCTGCTGCGGTATTCACTAAAACAATATCAGGCACTACTACTTTAACCTTTTCAAATGTAGAAACGGGTATGGTAAAGGATTTAGTAATCACAGGAACAGGAACTCTAACACTTCCTGCTTCGGTTAAGACAATCACAGGAACGTATGATGGTTCGGTAAGTAACCTAATTCAAATAGTATCAACTAATGGCTCAACTGAACAGTGGGCTACAATTTCTCAAGAAGCGTAATTATGATAGCAATACAACACGAAGGTGCAATTAAGAGATTTACTTCCTTACCTAAAGTATGGAAAGATGAGAACGGAGTACACTTAAATATTACAGATGGACAAGCCTTTGGCTTTTATCCTGTTGTTTCTCCAAGCTACGATTCAGCTACTCAATACTTGGGAGACCTTGAATGGGATGCGGATAGTAGTACTTTTACCTACCCTGTAATTGATAGAACTTGGTCTCAAACAGTAGCCGAGTTGAAGGAAAGTAAGATTGCAAACCTAAAAAGTTTATATAACAGAAAATTAGCAGAGACAGATTGGTATATAATCAGAAGCCAAGAAGGTACTTCAGCACCTCAAGATGTGTTGGATGCAAGAGCGGCATTAAGAACTGATTGTGCAACTAAAGAAGCAGAGATTAACGCACTTACAACAAAGAAGGCGGTAGTTTCTTATTCTTTACCAAACCTTGAC